CCAGAGTCTATAATGAATTCTGTTGCTTGAAAATTGTTTTGTGAATAATGCTGAGCGTAGGTCTTGTTAATATAATCGACAATCTCAAGAATAAGATTATCTTCATTATATTTGTATTGAATACTCACAAGTACATCCTAAAAGTCTGTGGCACTCCGAAGAGTGCCGTCATGTTATATTAGTTGATATTGATCACTCTTGGACGTTTCTCATCCGGAATGATTCTTTCCAACTCGATTTTCAATAGACCATCTACCATGGTAGCATCCTTGACGAATACATCTGATGACAAGGTAAATACTCTGTTGAATTGTCGCTTCGAAATGCCTCTGTGATAATACACAGGAGCATTTTCAGCTTCCTCTACAGTTTTAGCATAATTTGATCGAATAGTCAACTTATTTTCTTTGGTTTCCACCTCGATGTCTTCTTTTTTGAATCCTGCGACTGCAAGCTCAATAGTGAAGTGCTCATCGTCATGCTTGAGAATATTGTATGGTGGATAATTAGAAGTTGTTGAAACATTATCAAAAAAGTGATCAAAGATGTTATCAAATCCGACACTGAATGTTCGAAGTTGATGTGGATCAAATGTAGAGAGTGCGGTTGTGCTTGTCATATCTATCTCCTTGAATAAGCAAGATTATTTGTTAATATTAGAATGTTGAAGAGAACCCGAAGCATTCTCTTCAACAATTCTATTTATACAAAAGTCAACAAAAATTTGAAAAAATTATGCTGCTTCTGCATATTCTAGTGCCATGTCAAGTGCATTCAACTTGACTTTACGATTCTTCCCATACCATGCAGATTCCAACCGACCATCAGCTGATCTGCCCTGTACATGGTCAGACATGTAGGTAACAGCATTAAATGCTTGCCACCATGAACCTTCAGCATACTCTGCTCCAGGTTGTGTATGAACAAGCTCAAGTGCCTTTGTTGACAATCTTGAATTTGCCTGCTCAGCTTCGTATTCCTTTTCAGTAGATTCATTTCCGAAGACTTTGTTCATATATGCAACCAAATCCTTCTTTGTGTATCTTTTCTTTCCAAGGAATTCTGCCATACTCTTGTACTGATCCATTTTCATTCTTGCAATTCCTAACTGCTCCTTGACAGAATCTGGATCCCATTCCTTTCGATGATTCAATGTGACCATATGTTCACTATTAGTGCTCAAAGAAAGTGTCAAGGTATTTTGGCAAACAACACGAATTGGTGTCATCCGAATATTAATTGTTCGCCCATACTGATGAGGATTAGTGAATAAGAAATAATTTTCTGTCACATCACCACTGAACAATTCGAAGGACTCATTGGTTTTAGCCAAAGCCCAAACCAATTCTCCTCCACGCAATGATCCAGCAGTGTGCATTTCCATATCACCTGCCTTCACATATTCATCAAAAAGTTCAAATGCTTGATGGTTTTGAACTGGATTCCAGCCTTTACCGATATTGGTCAAAACTTTCCCATCAAGATCCCGAACCAATGCTTGTTTGCCTGTTGGGATTTTTCTTCCATTGAATTCTACAAATCCATCCAACTTAAGAACTTTCCAGTCCAATCCTGCCATCACCATAAATTCTTGTGGTGATAAATCTGGCTGAACCTGAAATCCAAGACCATGCCATGGCACTTCTCCAACGTAGGCCATCTGCGCTTCACCATTGATCACTTCTATTGCATGACTCATGCTATTCTCCTAAAAAAGTTATCAAAACAGATCGAGAGATTCGATCATTACTATATATTATTTTATAATAACTTTTAGAAAAAGTCAAGCACTTTTTTTAAAAAATTATGAAAAAATTTCAGGTGGGTGATAAAGATCTCGAATATGTCGATGGACAGCCTCAACCAGAAGTTCCTCGTTATATATCTTTTTGCTCTGAATGCCCATCGCCATGGAGATAGCATCAGCAGGTTTATCAATCCATGAAGAATGCCAATACATCTTTCCACTCTCACCCTTTCTATAATTTAAATGAATAACTCCAACAAAAACTTTGTCGTTGGCATATGATTGAAAAAGATGTTTTATTCCCATACTTGGCATATATTTAAATGCTACATCTTTATATAAAGAATGTCTAAAATTCATTTCACACATGTATCGAACTTGTTCTAATTCTTTTTTGTCCATTTTTGTTTCTTGATCATTTTTGCTGCTTTTCTTTTAGCTATGTCAAGTTTTAATGGTGAAACCAACTGTGTGAAATTTTTTCCTTCCATATGATCATATTCATGTTGAAAAACTCTTGATGTTATTCCTCTGAATTTTCCAGTCTTTTCCTCACCTTTTACATTCTGATATGTAAATTCAACAATGTCAGGACGTTTAATGCTTAAAAACAAATACGGATATGTCAAACATCCTTCATCATAAAATTCTGTTTCTTCAGACTCCCAAATAATTCTAGGATTAAAATAAATCTCATGTTCCTTTTTATCCCAATCAGTGTACATCACAAAGGCACGAATCATCAATCCGCATTGATTTGCAGATAAACCAATACCTCCATGTTTTTGCATTGATTCTAATAAGTTGTCGTATAATTCTTGTGGAGTTAGATGAAACATTTCTTCAAAATTATCAAAAGAAATGTCAGACAATGGAACTTTTAAAATTGGACTTTCTGGGTGAATTAATTCATATATCATGCGGCAATCCTGCTAAAGTTTTTCTCTTTTTTAAATTGAATGACTGATCTAAATTTGTCAAACAATATATCTTGTTTGTGGCTAATTACAAACACATTTTGATTTGTAAATGTATTTAGAATTTTTAGGAAATCGTCAGTTCCTGCACCATCTAATGAAGAATCAAATATTTCATCAAGAATCAAAAGATTTGTATTTGTAGAATTTTTTATTTTGGCAATTGCTCTCCATGTAAAAAGAAGAGCCAGATCTATTCTCATTTTTTCACCTTCTGAAAAAGAAGGATATTTGAAATCATCTCGGTGTCTGGAAAGTATTGTTTCATTAAATGAAGAATCTAGATTAAAAGAAACATAAAAATCCATTTGTGACAAATAAGCATTGATCAGCTTATTCATAATCGGCAAATACTTTTTAATAATCTTTGTTTTGATACCTGCATCTTGAAGAAGATTCTTTGCAACATCAAGGTATGTTCTTTCTTCATTTAATCTTAACTTGTTATTATTGTATATCTCTAATTGAGTTTCTAATTTTATTAATTCTTCTTTGTCTTGATCATTAACCTCATTGTTTGTTATCTGTTCAATTTCTTTTATGCTCTTTTTAATAATATCTTCAAGCATTTTGATTGAAGAATCAATTGTTGCGACTTTAATTGAAATATTCGAAATCTCCTCCTCTAGTATTTCAAACTCTTTCAATCTATCTTCTTCAATGTTTTCTAAACTTTTTAATTCATTTAGAGCATCACCAATCTCATGAACCTTTTCATGCTTTTCTTTTATTTTTGTTTTTCGAATATCTTCATCAATATCCTGCGTGCATGTAGGACAAACTTTGTTGTCATCAAAGAAAGCAAGAATCTTATTTTCCTCTCTCCATTTGTTCTCGAGAGCAGCATGAGTCTTTCTGAGTTTTGTAAGTTTCTTGGTAGCTTCTTTTTTGCTTTCCAATGCTTCTCTGAGCTCTTCTAGCTTCCGTAGTAAGGTCTTTTTACTTTCTGCCTTGTTTTGTATTATCTCTTTATTGTCTTGTATCTTTTGTTGACGTTCATCAATAATGTTTTCTTTGTTCTCGAGAACTGACTTGATATATTTCTTTTGCATTTGAATCTTCTCTTCAGCAAGCTGTATCTGATATTCATTTTCTTGAATATTATCAAGAAGAGATTTGTTTTTACCTTTCAGAATAGCATTCATCAACGTGAATATCCGAATATCAAGAATATCCTCAACAACTTCTCTACGATCTCTTGCAGAAAGCTGCATGAATGGAACAAAAGTAGATGATCCTAAAATTACAACCTGAGTAAACGAACGATAGTTTAATTTGAGAATCTGTTGTTCTAGGAATTGTTGATAATCTTTCAGCGCAGCATCTTGTGTCACTAATTTATTTTGAACATAAATCTCAAATTTGTTTGGCTTGATTCCTCTACAGACTTTGACATGTTTTCCAGAAACAGCAAATTCAACCTCAACTTCTAATTCACGTTGATTCACACTATTAATCAGTTGTGGTTTATTAATGCTTCTGAATGGTTTGCCATAAAGTCCAAAGCAAAGTGCATCAAGAATTGTTGATTTACCAGAACCATTCTCACCAATAATTAGAGTTGAAGATTCATTATCAAGTTTAATTTCTGTAAATGAATTTCCTGTAGAAAGGAAATTCTTCCATTTTACTGTTTTGAATATAATCATTTGGTTATTTCTATTGTAATTCCTGCTCTGCCTTTTGAAATTTCATAACCATTTTTTCTGTTATCAAATTTCATACCATATTTTTTAAAATCAAAAACAACACGCATTTCATCTTCAACAACTCCTTCTAGCAAATTTGTTGCATAATCTAATCCAAGATTGTATAATCCCTCAACTAAAGTTGGATTATCTTTAAAGTTCGATTCTAAATCTGAAATAGGTATATGTATAATCATATTTTCCTTTAATAACTTTGATTTAAACGCCAAACGAGATATTCTTTTGCTCCAATGGTATCATATTTTTGTTCACCTATCAGACTATCAACCTTAACATCATCTCTTGGATGAACAAAATATGGAAAACTGAAACGACTGATATTCAGATGCTCATTTACGACACGATGCGGAGTTGAGACATAAATATCATTAGTCCAGCGTTGAAGCAAATCTCCAACATTTACAATACAAGTATTTGTAATGTAAGGAGCATCAATCCATTCATCTGTTCCTCTTGGCTTTATTTGTAATCCAGGATTTTCATCCGTGAATAAAATTGTAATTGTTCCATAATCCGTATGTTCTCCTCCACGCATTTGATTTTCTTGTATTCTACCATTCCAAGCAGGATAATGTAGCATTCTTGCTGTAGTAGATGAAGATTCTCTATGTTTATCAATCAAAAATAATTCTGGCAAATCTAATGCTTTTTCAATCAACCATAAAATACGTTTACTAATAAGATCTAATACAAGATTCCATTCTAGACATATATCTTCAAATCCTCTATCTGGCCATTTATTGTCATCACCATACTTACACCAATTGAATGCCTCTTTTAAATCAGGAGGTGTTCCTGGAGTCAAACTTTCTATCATCCCTTGATATCCAGTGTTTGATTCTGTTGATGTGTACTTGTATTTGTTTTTTTCATCAATTGGTAAAGCAAAAAATTTCTTAGCATGATTCAATATTTTTGGCCATGTTGTTTGCGTTTCAAAATAAGCAAACCCGATGGTCT